AGCTAAGATACTGAGAGACAAAATGGGATTTGTCCAACCAACTGGTAATAGTGCATTAGCTAAACGTCAGTATATTACTGTAGATGCTCCTAAATCTGGGAAGTTTTGGTCAGCTCGAAGAGAAGACTTTAGTATTAATGCAGACATATTTTCAGATGTTAAAGCGTAAAAAATTACAAAATGAGCTCTGGATTACAAACTCACAGGATTTTAGTAATCGCAATAATAAGCCTTTGGGTAGTCCAGCAGCTCCTTTCTCTTATATTATTACTAAATTACTAAAATATAATATAATAGGGAATATAAAAAAAGGGAAGGGGAAAACAGCTCATTTTTGTAATTTGTAATCCTCGATATTTAAACAAACTAAACAAACACGATATAAACAGTATGAAACGTAAGAAGAACATAGCAGACTTTTTTGACCCTCACCAAGATCTGATATTAGAAACAGAGATATTCTGTATGCATTCAGATTCAAAAGATTGGTTTTACTACTCATATGGTATGACGATCCGAGAAGCCTTAGAACCAGCAAAATACAAAGCAGCTGAGTTAGAACAGATTAGGACAGCTATGACTACTTATGCTGATAGAGTCTTAGAACAATTAGAAGGCTATGAGGAATATGAATGGTGTACTGAGGTTAAACGACAGACTAAAAAGATATATCATGAGCTATACGAGCTCGAACAAAAAATTAGATAAATAATATAACTAAACAAATTATGGAAGTAAGAATACCACATTGGGCGTTAGATTACCACGACGAGGGAATAATTACATTTATTGCATTTGCTATGAGAGTCTCAGAACGTTATGGCTTTAACCAATGGTATTCAGTTAATAAAGAAGACCTAGCGATCATCTGTAATAAAAGACAATCAGGTTTAATTGAATGGCTTAGAGATATTGGTGTAGGCGATATCCAATTAGGTGACATCTTAGAACACACGTGTATGTTTAAAATGCCACACCTAAAAACAGGTGGCCAAACTAAATCACATGCTACCTATCAACTCAAAGATCAACGCCAACAATTTGTATGGATGTACTTAGTTGGTGCCTTTAACCATAATCTATTGACAGATAAGCCATCGATTGGTACTACTTACAGACCTAACTCATGGCATATACCAGAACTTAAAGTAACACGTGAGGCTCTGGGTTATATAAAAATATCAGATAGACATTGAACCAATTTATTACCGAAAGGTACGAAGACATAATTAAAATGGCTAAGAGGATCTGTAAGTACAGTACAGAATCTGAAGACGTGGCACATCATGCACTCGAAGCCTTCTTAACACATAAGAGAGGTCAAGAGATAGTAGACGCTGGACAAGGTATGTTATTCCTCAGTGGTATTATCTGGAGATCTTTCAACTCTAAGACTAGTCCATACCATAAACTGTATCGACAATCAGGTAGAGTACACCAGTTACATGCGAAGACTGCTGAGAAGCTAGTCAACCAAGCAGATGAAGTCTATGACATAGAGTTAGATCTAACCATAGAATCTATACAAGGTATCTTAGAAGACATGTTGTCTGATACTGTAGAGCAGTGGTACCGAGCGACACTATTCAATATGTGGTTAAAGGAATCCAATTACTCTGAGTTATCAAGGATCACTGGTATACCACGTACATCAATCTCACAAGCAGTACAAGAATGTAAGGCTTACATAAAAAAACAAGTAGACAATGGAATTACTGATTAGCATATTAGGAGCAGCAGGCTTAGGACACTTAGCCGCAGACTTCTTCTCACAATTTGAAAGACTACCAGACAAACCAATGAAATGTAACATGTGTGCTACCTTCTGGTTAAATGTCGGTCCTTTTATATTCCTATATGGATGGCGTGGTGTTTTGTATGCTGCATTGGCATCTATTGTCTCAGAACTATACTTAAAAATATTATTATGACACACGAAGAATACACATGGCTAAGCGCCAATCCACTAGTACTACAGAACACAAGGATGACACCTGAGCAACAGCAAATGGTGTTTAAGATGTACAATCGTATTACTGGAGAAAACAAACCTGTTACATCATGTGGACGCTGCGTGATGACAATTAAAAAAAGACTGAAATTCGAATATGAAAAACAAAGAAGTAAAAATTGATGGCATCACTTACAAAGTGTCAGCTACTACAGAGAGAGGTGTCAAAGATGGCATCGCAATGTTAAAGAAATCATTAAAACCTAAAAAAACCAAATCTAACAATGGACAAGAAGAAGGCGGGCAACCCGAACCTGTATAAAGGTATGCCATCACTAAACCCTAATGGTAGACCTAAAGGTGCAAAGAATAAGACTACTGAGAATATCCGTAAAGCTTATCAGCAACTAACAGAAGACAACCTAGACAACATGACAGTGTGGCTAGCACAGATAGCCGCTGAAGATCCAAAGCAAGCACTCGAGATGATGATCAAATTGTCTGAGTATGTTATACCTAAGTTGGCTCGTCAAGAGATCACAGGTAATGATGGTGCAGATCTATTCTCAAATGTTAAGTTTGAGTTTGGTCCAGATATTAATGACACTGAAGAGCGAGACGAAGAATGATCTACACTGGTTTTACACCACATACTAAGCAGCGTGACATGGTCAATGGTATAATCTCCTCCGATGCCAAGTACCATGTTGCCTGTGTAGGTAGACAGTTTGGTAAATCTATGATGGCTATGAACCTCGTACTTTATTGGGCTATCAACAATGGTCCGTGTAAAATCCTATGGGTGTCACCAGTATACTCACAAACCTCTAAGGTACAGAAAGAACTGATGGCTGCGATAGGAGCTTCAGGTATTGTCAAGTCTTGTAACTATAGTGAAAACTATATAAGTTTAAAGAATGGCTCAGAGATCTTATTCAGATCAGCAGAGAAGTATGATAACATACGTGGTCTGACAATGGATTATGGTGTATTAGATGAAGCAGCCTTTATGAAGGAAGATGCATGGCGCGAGGCTATCAAACCAGTATTTCTTGTAAGAGGTAAGAAGGTGTTATTTATTAGTACACCTAAGGGTAAGACATGGTTCTATGAGCTGTATCAGTTAGCCAACTCGTTTGAGTACCCACAGTACCAAGCATACACAGGCACATCTTATGATACACCTTATATAGAACATGAAGAAATAGAAGAAGCTAAGAAGACACTACCTCAGAATGTGTTTGATCAAGAGTACTTAGCCAAGTTCATAGACACTGGTGGTGAGGTATTCTCAAACTTAGATCAGTGTACTATCGACCAGTGGCCTCGACCCGCCGGGAAGATCTATTGTGGGATTGACCTTGCAAAACAAGAGGATTATACTGTAGCTACATTTATGGACGCAGATGGCAAGGTAATAGAGATCTATAGAGCAAATGCACAAGAGTGGTCTACTATGACACGTGATATCTTACACTTAATTAGAAAACATGGAGCAACAGTTACTATAGAGGTTAATTCAATTGGTGATGTAATCTATGAGATGATAGCCAAAGAGTGGCAAGACACACATCCATTCCAAACTACCTCTAAGTCTAAAACAGAAATTATAGAAGGTCTGATACTTGATGTTAACGAAGCCAACATTCAGATACCATCTAAGAAGCTGTGGCCTTATCTCTATGATGAGCTTACAGTATTTACATATGATTACAATCCAAAGACACGAAGTATCAAATACGGACATCCTAATGGCTTCCATGATGATACGGTAATTTCCTTAGCATTAGCCAATTACTCTAGAAAACAGATGAAGTCCTATGGCTCATATGCTGTCATGGGTAAAAGGTAATTCAAAAGGACTCAGATTTATATTTCTTACTATATGAGCATCAAGATTAATATTAATAATACAAAGTACGAGATACCCGAAAGGTTGACTGTTGACCAATACTCAAAAGCAATACAGTTTGATTGGACGGATCCTAAGTACTATCCGATGATAGTGTCCCAATTAACTGGAGCTCCTATTAAATTACTAATGCAAGCAGATGAAGAGGCCATGACATTGGCGATCGCACTTGTAATAAAAGCAATGAATGAAAGACAAGAGAGTAAACTAATAGATTTAGACTCTATGACGTTTGGTCAATTCGTTGACTTAGACACTTATATAGTCCAAGGCTTAGATACTCATTTTAAATCTATTACTGGTATCTTAGCACCTCAAGCCAAATATGCAGACGAAGCTATGTGGGCGATTGATCAATATGCATCATTCAGAATATACACATACAGACAGTACTCTAGTTTATTTGGATTAGATGAACCACGATACGATGGCGAAGACACAGAGATCACAGATAAATTAGCAACAGCTAGATCTTGGTATAAAATAATAGTTGGACTCGCACACAATAATATATTACAGTTAGACGCTGTAACAGAACAACCACTAAAAAAGGTACTTAACTTTATGGCTCTACAAAAAGAGCAACAGTTAGAAGAGAACCAACGTAAACTAAAAGAACGAAGACAATATGACTTACAAAGAACTCGTCGATAGAATAGCATTTATATGCGATCAACATCCAATAATCAGAGACTTTGGTTATGGTGCTATTACAGATCTAAAGACTATGAATACTGAGGCTAATAATAACTTAGTAACCTCAACCTTAGAAGAGGATGCAATGACTCTATATCCTTATGTGTTCTTAAACCCTACACAGTCTACCAGATCATCACAGGCTATCTCTTACAGATTTAATATGATTGTTATGGATACAGTGTTACCTAATGGTTTAGAGTTAATAGGTAGTACTCCAGGAGATATCGATCAAAAAGATCCACCATATAATCAAACACTACAAGTACAATCAGATTGTCAACAATACATAGATGACATTATAGCAGCACTAAGATTTAGTCAGAGTGCTTATCCAGGTAGTGTGAATCCATTATTAATGGATGTACAGTTATCTGTTAACCTAACACCATTTAAAGAGAGGTTTCAAGATACTGTTGCAGGTTTCACAGCTACCTTAGATGTTATGATAGCACAACCAATAAACAATTGTAAAACGCCATTCTAAGATGACAACAGAAGAATTTGAAAGAGCATTACAAGGATTTGGCGAAACGCTAGACAATCTATCACCAATCTTATTTGATTTAGGTGGTCGCATTGTTGATGAGATGAAACGTAACGTGCCTACAGATACTGGTAACTTAAAGTCTAGTATTAAGGCAGTGATTGAAGAAGACTCACTCTCGTTTCAGATGTTAGCGTATGGTTTATTCCAAAACTTTGGTGTTAAACCAGATTACAAACAAGGTGGTACTAATAAACCATTTAACTCTGCATTCGGAGGTATAACAAATCCAACAGAGGTACCATTTGGTGTAGAACCTCAACCGCTCTCAGGAAAGTTTTATACATATAAGAAGAGAAAGTTTGGTTTACCAGCTCGTAAGTTCTTCGATGTAGATGACGTAGCTGCAATAATAGCAGATGGCGTAGCACAACAACTAACAACAGATTTTTAATATGGCAATTCAAGTAATACAAACTCCAAACAGTTTACAGACATACGGATTCGATGTGGCGTATGGAGCTAATCCAGTAACTCTAAGTAACTTAGCAGTAACAGCGGACAAATATGCACTCAGAGTCCTAGCTCTAGGTAATCCAACACCTATTGCAGATATTAGACAAACACCTAACAGACAAGGTAGAGCTATCTTTGATATACAGAATATCTTACAAGCTTACGTAGGTCCACAACCAAACACAATAGATAGTTTACACTTCTCACTTACTGGGTTTACTGCACAGAACACTCGTATGGCACTCGCTGGTCAAACCTTATTAGAATATCAATTACAGTATGCAGAAGAGTCTGGTGGTGTCGTAGGTAACTTCACAACAATACCTACTATCTTTACAGTAATTGCAGGAAGTAAACAATACTTCGAAGTACCATTTAACACAGATCCTTATAGACCTAAAATAGAAGGTGGCGATGAGGCTGATCCATGTAGTATTATAGACAGAGCAGCGAGACCTCTTAGTGATAACAATTGGACTATCGCAGATACAGAAACTGGAGATAACCTACTAACTAAGAATGGTGGTTACCCTTCACCTGATGGTATCGATATGCACAATGTATTTATGGATGATCAGTGTACTAAAACATTTTATCAGAAAGTAGAAAGAGGCTCACCAGTACCTAATGTAAGAGTACAAGGTCTTGAAGCATTCTATTTGCTACAATGTAGTTATACAGGTAGTATTAGTACAACATCAATTATACCTAACATACAAGGTAACGGTGGAGGACCTAACATAGCAATAGGTCAAGGTACTGCAATTAGCGGACCATTCCAAACTATTACAGTTGCAACAGGACCTGCAAATATGATTGTTAATAATCTCGCAGCTAGTACTACACATTACTATATAGTGCCAGTAGTCTATAGCCCAGTTGCTTGTTCGCCAGATGGTCAACAACAAACACCTCTAATGAATGAGGCTGCATGGAGAATACAGAGATATAACATTGCACATAATAAGATCTATAATGCTCAAGGTCAAGTAACAGGTATTGAACAATTATCATCTAAATGTAATGACTATGCACATATACAATTTGCATGGCAAAACTCATTAGGTTATAGAGATCAATTTACATTTACTAAGAAGGTAAATCATGACACTAAGACTAAGAACAACAACTATCTAAAAGGAGCCGCTGATTACAATAGCGAAGCATACTCAGTAGACATACAAGATAGAGGTACTACAACATATAGCCAAAAGATACAGAATGAATTTACAGTACAATCAGACTATATGAATGATGCAGAGGCAGAGTTACTAAAACACTTATACCAATCAGGTGAAGTTAAAGTTAGGTTCTCAGAAGGTCCTTATGCAAACCAATGGGTACCTGTAACTATTACTAATACTTCATATAACGAGAAGACTTATAGAAAGGACAGACTGTTCCAATACACAGTTAAATTTAGATTAGCAAGCAACATCAAATCAATGAGAGGATAATATGATTCAATTAAAAGTATACCCTGCAGAAGGCGCTAGCTCAGACCTGTCTATTTTCTTAGACTTGTATGAGTCACAACCGATTAAGTTAACACTTAGTATCGAAGATATTACAAGTGCCGATGCTACTTCAGTATTTTCCCGTACGTTTAAAGTTCCAGGTACTAGAGCTAATAACATCTTCTTTAAGAACGCATTTGAGATAGATGGTACTGACTTTGATATTACTGTAAAGAAACCAGCAGAGATCTTAGTAGATGGCTCAGAGTTTAAGACAGGACATGTTAGATTACAGAAGATATTCCAAAACGAAGACTTAGACAAAGTAGATTACGAATTGTTATTTTTAGGAGAGACTAGAGACTTTAGTTCAGCTATTGGTGAATTGACTATGTGTCAGTTAACTCTTACAGACTTTAATTGGGATGGTTTACCAGTTAATTATACAAATGCAGATGAATTCGCAGGAGCACCAGGAGCTGCACAAGTAGAAGCTAGTTGGCAAGCATTTCCTGAAGGTGCTAATGCTACAGATGGTCTAGCAGATGGTGACTTACTATTTCCTCTTATAGATCATGGTAATTCATATGATGACGATGGTGACCTGCTTTCACCAACTGTTACTCTTGGTAGTAATGGTCAAGATCAATCATTTAACCATTCAGGAAATGCTCTGAGTCCACAAAGACTTAAGCCTATGATTAGAGCTAAAAGACTTTGGGATCAAATCTTCGAGAATGCTGGTTATACATACGAATCCTCTTTCTTAGGTGAAGAACAGTTTAGACACATGTACCTAAGTGCATTTGGTAATAATGAAAACGCATCACTTGATGTAGATCAAGCAGTAGCCTCAATATTTGAAGTATTCGATATAGGTAACACGGGTAATAACAACGTAGACTCTTACTTATTCTTACCTAACATAGTGTTTTCAGATCCTGCATATAATGTCAATGTACCAGATATTACAGGAAGTGGTGGTGGTTCCTACTTTGTTGCACCTGGTGATGCACAGGTAGGTGGCTCTTATTATGCATTTAATTATGGAGCACAAGTAGATGCAGCAATAGAGAATTCTGATTATGGATATACCGATGTTGATGTTGCAGTACAACTTTGTATTGTAAACACAATTGGTGGTAGTATTGCACAAGTCTTAGATACTGGTAACTTTACAAGTGGAGGTAACTGGTCTAGTAGTTCATATGATTCTAGAAACGGTGGTTATCAGCCACAAACAGGAGATATCTTTCAGATCTATGTTACTGCTAATTACGCATACGATATTAGTTCAGTAGATCAATGTTACTGGCACTGTAATGCTGCACCAGGTGATTACTATCCACTTAGAGACTTAGATTGTGAATACCCACAAATAGATTTTATTAAAGATGTTATTACTATGTTTAGATTAGTAATGCAACCTGCAATTGATAGACCTAACCACTTTATCATCGAACCATGGCAAGACTTTATTGGTAGTGGTGATGTATATGACTGGTCTAATAAACTAATTAGAGAGAAAGACTTTGTAAGTGAACCTCTATTTAATACACAGTCAGCTCAGATAGAGTACACGATGCAAGAGGATGAAGATTTCATTAATACATTCCATCAAGATAATAACAAACACGCTTATGGTTGGTTAAGATTTAATTCAGCTAATGAGTTACTAAAAGGTACAAGACAAGTAGAAGTATTAGGGATTTCACCTACGCCTATTGATAATATTATTAACTATAGTACAAATGGTAGTCATGCTGATCCTTCATTCATTATACCACAAATCTATGAGGTTACAGGTGATCAAGATCAACATGGACAAAATCAAAGACTACCAATTAAACCTAAATCTAGATTTCTTTTCTATAATGGTTTAGTACCAATTAATAATGCACATAGTTACTGGTATTTAGCAGGTAGTGGAATTAATCCAAAAGCGACATACCCACTAGTTTCACCTTATGAGTATTGGCCAATTCTTAACGTGCCAGAAATACCACCTGCGTCTGCGATTAACACACTTAATCTTAACTTCGCAAATGATACTAGATACTTTATGGACCCAGATCCAGGTGCTCCGACATACGGACAGATACCTAACACATTGTTTGAGAAGTTTTGGGCAAGATATATTAGTTCACTATACAATAAGTTTAGTAGAAGAGTTACAGCCTACTTTACACTTAACAATGTAGATCTACAAACACTAACATTTGATGACATTATCTTTATAGATGGTAAGTACTATAGACCTGAAAAGATTATAGATGCACAAATAGGTGAAAGAACCGCAGTTAAATGTGAATTGATTACTGTTAAAGATCAGAGAATATTCTGGCCTAACGAACCTCTAACAGGTTTTAGTATTATAGTTAATGATGGTCAATGTTTCGGTGACCAAGGTTCAGTACAAGTTACTACAAACGGTACACCTAACTTTACATGGCTTATAGCTGGTACAGGACAAACTGGTGTATACACAGCTCCTCCAGGTCAAGCGCCATATATCTTTACAATAGACAACGTGCCATTAGGTACTGATGAACTAATAGTAACAGATAACTTTGGTAGAACCTCAATTATTACATTTACAGTCAATAACAATAACAATAATCCTGTTACTGCAACATTTACTTCAGTTGATCCTACAGATTGCCAAGCACCGTGTAATGGTTCTATAAATGTACAAGTAACTAGTGGAGGTCTACCTGCTCAAATCACATGGCAAGATGGCGGTACTGGATTTAACAGAACTGGTCTTTGCCCTGGTGATTACTTATTCTATGTTACAGATTCAAATGGCTGTCAATCAGATGTTACAACAGTTACCTTAGTATGTGATCAGTCAATAGACTATTACGAAATTAGAGAACACTTAAACAATTGTACACAAGTCTCAGCTACAATCTTAGTTGCAGACCTAGATCAAGGTGTTGGTACTTATCCGCAAATAGGTGACACAGTTGGTATTACTACTAGTGGTAGATGTTATGTTGTTACAGGGATTACACAGAATCAGCCTTCATATTTCATAGATCAAATATATGCAGACTGTGCTGCGTGTACACCAACACAGCCTGACAGTTATCTGTTAGAATCTTGTGATACACAAGGTGTATTTAATTATGTCGATCGTCAAGTAGTACTTACACCTAATCAAGTTGTTGATTTTACTACTAGTGCAGGTTGTTGGATTGTTAGAGGTGACTATGTTAATCCACCTTATATTAATCAAATCGATAATGTATATGCAACATGTGCTGATTGTGCAACAAGCTTTACATATTATGCATTTGCTTGTGATACTTCATCATTCCCACCTAGACAATTTGATAGTCCAGTTTCCTTAAACATTGGTGGAGTCTATAAGATTTTAGATGGACCTGATGCTGGTATATGTGTAGAGATATTACAATTACAAGATCCTACAGGTAGTAATGATACAATCAATGCTATAACAGAGTATACTGATTGTGATGATTGTCAAGGTATTACACCACCACAACCACAAAAATGTACTACAGTTACTAATAGCAGTTTTGTTGCTGAAACATACTCGTATGTATTTAATGGCAGTACATTTAGTAATCAACCAATTGGTTCTGGACAACAAGTTACTATTTGTGCTGAATTAAATTCTGTAACTACTAGTTCACCTAATGTTACGTTTAATTACGGTTCACAAACATGTACTAGTGCAGAATCCTGTAATCTTTTCTTATGTCAAGAATATAGAATTGAGAATCTAAGCCAATTCCCAGAAGGTAATTACAAATACACAGATTGTAATGGCAACTTAGTAACAGATGTATTAGCAATTGGTAACTCAGTTATTATATGTGCAATTAAACCACCAAAGACAACAGGAATGGATGTAGAAGCCACAGGTTCACTTTGTTCATAATTCAACTTAACTATAAATTATATTTCTAAGTAGATGGCACAAGAAGAAGTTAAAATTACGTTTACCATTGATGGTATTGAGAAAGAAGTAAAATCCGTAGAGGAATTACAGAAAGAGATGTCTAAGCTTGGTAAAGAAACCAAGAAGGTAGCTCAAGAGAATAGTATACTAGCAAAAGGTAAAGCAGCTTTCAATGATATGAAGGCTTCAATCAAAGGCGTAACCGCTGGATTTAAAGGACTTAAAGGAGCTATAGCAGCTACTGGTATTGGATTACTGTTAATTGCTATAACATCTTTAGTTAGTTACTTTAAGAACTCTGAAGAAGGCTCACGTAAGTTAGCTATTGCTATGGAAGCATTAGGTATTATTACTGGTAAAATCCAAGATTTATTTAGTAAATTAGGTGAATTATTAGTATGGGTGTTTACTAACCCTAAAGAAGCTCTAATGAACTTTGTTAATCTAATCAAAGATAATATCATTACTAGGTTCGAAGGTCTCTTAAAACTCATCCCATCACTCGGGAAGGCTATCTCAGAGTTATTTAAAGGTAACTTTGCTAGTGCTGGTAAGATTGCAGCCGATGCAGTAGGCCAAGTAGTATTAGGAGTAGAAGATATTACAGATAAAGTGGCTGATGCTACAGAATCTGTTATAGAATTTGGTAAGACAGTAGTTGCAGAAGTTAAAGAAGCAGTTGCAGTAGCCACATTACTAGTAGATCAATTTAGAAATATTAGAAATGCACAACAAGCACTTATAGTTGATAATGCATTACTAAATAAAGAAATGGAAACTCAGCAAAAGATCGCTGAAGATACTAACAGAACTTACGAAGAAAGAAAAGAAGCCTTAGAGAAAGTAGGAGAAGCACAGGTAAAACTTGCAGAGAATCTTGCTAAACAAGCTAAACTAGAAGAACAGAACTTAAGGTTACAAATTTCACAAGAATCTAACTACGAAAAGAGAGAAGAATTAGAGACTTCATTAGCAGAAGCTATTGCTACTCGTATCGATGCTGAAACTGCATTAGAAACACGTAGACTAGATGCTGCTAAAATAACTGCAGAACTAGAGAATGAAGAAATAGCTAGAAAACAATCTATTAGAGATAAGTTGGCTGAAATGCAACTAGAAGATATAGAGAATGAATTTACTAGAGCACAAGAAGAACTTGCATTAGCAGAACAAAGAGATCTCGAAGAATTAGATAGACTTAAAGCTACAGAAGAAGAGAAACAAAAAGTAAAAGACTTCTATGCTAAAAAGACTAAGAAACTTAAGAAAGAAGAAGCTGATTTTGAGAAGCTTATGCAAAAAGAAGTTAGTGATGCTAATCTACAAGTTGCATCAAACGCTTTAGGTGCTATAAGTGCATTAGTTGGTGAGAACACTGCTGCTGGTAAAGCCGCTGCAGTAGCTGCTACAACTATCGATACTTATTTAGGTGCACAAAAAGCATACACATCTCAGTTAATACCAGGTGATCCTTCATCTCCAATACGTGCAGCAATTGCAGCAGGAGTTGCAGTAGCTGGTGGTATTGCTAATGTGGCAGCTATCTTAAAGACACCAACACCAGGAGCATCTGGTGGAGGAGGTGGAGGTTCAGCACCAACCAGACCTAGTATACCAACATTTAATCCAGAAGAAGCATTAGCTGCTGGAGCCGCTGCAGATGATACAATAAATAATGAAGTTACTTTAGGAGAACAAGCTGGTAGTACACCTGGTGTAATTAGAGCTTATGTTGTCTCTGACGAAATGACATCACAACAAGAAGCTGATGCAAAAATAAACGACTTAGCACGTCTATAATATATAAGATATGAATAAAATAGTAGAATTATTAATAGATTGGGATAACTTAGAATTTGATGACTTAGGTGTAGAAGTAATGTCGATTGTAGATTCTCCTGCCATAGGTATCGATTTCTTAGCATTTAGTGAAGTTAATGACGATATGATTGATGGTATTGTAGACTTGTTAAATCAAGTAGAAGATATTGACAATCGTATCGCGATGGCTAAAGAATCTATAGACTCTTTTGTTAAAGATGAAATTGAATATGACAAAGAAGATTTCTTAAGAAGAATAGGTTTACATGAAATGCCAAATGGTGACCTAATGGAAGGCGCAGAACATGGACAAGAAGCTATAGAAGAAGCAATTCTTAAATTAGCTAAAGAATATGGAGAAACAGTTGACTATGAGAACACTGTATACATTGATGGTACTAAATCTAACTTTGAAAATGTTGGTGATTACCTAAAAGGTATTGTTGGTTTAGATATTCTTGGTAAACAAGATGCTGATAAAGAACCTGAAATCAAATACAGATATACAGGACCTATCTCAGGTAACTCTCGCAGCTTCTGTAAAGCTATGGTTAGATTGAATAAACTATATACTAGACAAGAAATAAGAGACATGGACAGCTCTATAAACACTGGGTTTAGACACAATGGTCAACCTTACAGTATTTTTGACTTTAAGGGCGGTGTTAACTGTAGACATTACTGGGAAGAAGTAGAAATGTACAAAGAAGGTAGACAAACTGTAGTAATGTCTAAAGGTAGAGCAAATGGTAGAGCTGGACAAATTGCTAGCTCATCTAACAATGAATGGAGATATCCAGGTACATTTGCATTCTCAGATGATGAACAAATGATAGTCACAGGACCAGCAATGGTGCCTGATCAATTAATCTTAAGAAAAGATGAGAATGGTGTACCATTTCATGTATTCTTTAGTAAAGACACAGTAAAGAAGATAGCTCAGAAATTCTTTGAGTATAATAAGCAGAATAATACGGATATAAACCACGATGACGACATTACTACTAATAACACTCTTCTTGAATCTTGGATTGTCACTGATCCTAAAATGGACAAAAGTAAAGCAATGGGATTTGAAGTACCTGAAGGCACGTGGATGGCATCATATAAAATTAATAATGAAGCGACTTGGAATCAAATCAAAGCGGGAGAACTAAATGGTTTTTCTGTAGCAGGTCAATTCATTGAAAAAGCAACTAAAGCATGATAGCAGAAACTAAAGACTCGATAGCAAACATAACTACAATGACTGCTGCGGGTAGTGCAATGGTAGATTTCAATAGTATCCTTACTATGGGATTAATTATTACAGGTATTGTCTTAAATATCATGAGAATTAGAGCACACAGAAAGAAGAAAGAGGACTAACTCTAAGTTTTTGTCAATATTGACACTTTCTATATTTCCTTATATCTGGCACAAAGTCAGACATTAACTAAAAAAACTTAAACAGTATGACAGTCAATGACGCAATTACAAAACTTAAGGTGATGCTAGGAGCAGACACTGCAGAAGTTACAGTTGTTGAAAACAAGTTTGCTGAAGCAGAATTAGTAGATGGTACTCAAGTGTACACTGAAGGTGAATTACAAGATGGAGCAATCCTTTTTGTAAGAGCTGGAGAAGGTGCATCTGAAGATCCATTCGCACCTGCTGGCAAGCATGAAACAACTGATGGTCTTATCATAACTGTTGGTGAAAATGGTGAAATCTCTTCTATCGAAGAAGGTGGCGCTGAAGTTGAAGCTTCTGAAGAAGAAAAGAAAGAAGAAGTTGAAATGGAAGAAGTTATCGAAGAAGAAGAGAAAGTAGAATTTGACGCTGAAGGCATGCTTGCTGGAATCGCTGATATGCTTTTACCTTACACTGACGAGTTAACAAAGATTAAAGAGGAGCTTTCTACCTTAAAAGAAAGATTTAACACCGTAGCGGATGAACCTGCTGCAAAACCAGTTAGAAATACGTTTAGCGAAAACAAAGTAATCGCAGACCAAAAACTAGCAGAAAGAATGGATGCATTACGCTCTATTCGCAAATCGTAACTAATAACTAAAAAAAACTATTAAAAATTATGGCATTTGGATTTGACATTTCAGCTCTTCCAGCATATACGGACCAATTATCTTTGGACCTTATCTCGAAGGCTGTATTAAAAACAGATTTACTTGATTATGTAGATCTAAGAAGCGGGTTCACTAGTGGAACAGTCGCTATTAACTTAGTTGATGCAGACTTACCTGTATCAGCATTATCTTGTGGTTGGACTTCTGACGGTGAAGTAACTTACTCACAAGTAAACGTAACTATCGAATCATTACAGTCTAAGACTGAAATGTGTATCGAAGATTTAAGATCAGTATACCAATCAGCATTTATGAACGCTGGTACTGGTAACGATTTCTTACCTTTCGAGGAAGTAATCTCTGAATCTTACGCAGACAAATTAAGAAAGTACAACGAAGGTTTCCTAATCAACGGATTCGGCGCTACTACTGGTCTTAAAGCACAGATTACATCTGCAAACGGAGCAACACTTCAAGGTGGTACTCCAGCAGCATGGACTGCAGCTAACGCAGTTGAGCAAGCATTAGACTTATATGATGCAATTGATGAAGCAGTAAAAGATAGAGAAGACTTGATTATGGTTGTTTCTCCTGACGCTTATAGAGCATTAGTAAGAGGTTTAGTAGCTTCTAACTTATTCCACTATGATTCAGTATCTGGAAACGATGTAGTTATCCTTCCTGGAACTAACATCACTGTAGTTAAGTCTTCAGGTCTTGTTGGATCTGATTACAAATTCGCTGGTCCTGGTAAGATGATCTTAGCAGCAACTGGTTTAACTGATGAGTTAGATAACTTTAGATTCTTCTACGACGAAGCATCTGACGTAATGAAGTTTAGAGCAGCTTGGAGATTAGGAGTTGGAGTAGGTGAAGTAAACCTATTCGCTACTAACGATATGGCGTAAAACAAACTAACCAGGATCATTTAGGTGATCCTGGTTTAATTAACTAAAAAAAACAATAAGAAACTATGGCATGTGATATTACATCAGGATTTACATTAGACTGTAACGATAGTAACGGAGGTATTGAAAAGATCTTCATCGCTAATGGACCAGTTCAGTCAATCACTGAAGCAGCAGGAACAATTTCAGCTATTACAGTTGGAGGTTCAGCATTAACACCTAGTGATTTCTTTGCGTTTGAAGTTCCAAGACAAACTAGTTCATTCACAGAAACTATCAATGTTTCTAACGAAAACGGAACAGTATTTTACGACCAAGCATTAACTATGATTCTAAATAAGATGGAAGCAGCAAAACGCGACCAAATCTTATTATTATCTCAGAACAATGAAATGGTAGTTGTATTTAAAGATAACAACGATAAATACTTTTCAGTAGGTATTCAAAGAGGAGCTTATATGACTGCAGGTACATCTGTATCTGGTGTGGCATATGGTGACAGAAATGGATATGAACTAACTTTCTCTGGTATGGAAGAACAACCAGCATTTGAAGTTACAGGATCGATTGTTGAAGCATAAGCTTTAACTCAATTTTATATAATAATTAAGGGTAGCAGAAATGTTACCCTTTTTTTATATCAATTGTAGAGGTGAGTAGGGTGCTGACTTAGCCATTGGCCAATGTCTTTCAGTACACCATAAGCCATCGACTAGATGTGCATATTTATATGTAGTACCATTGATCCATATTTCTGGTAGATAGTGTGCTTCTATGTTACATTGAGGATGACCAACTTGTGCATCATATAAATGACCTTCTACTAAATATTTAGTATCTGTTTGGATATTACGTTCATAACCTAGTCTAACACACTCCTCTAATAACACAGAGACTCTCTCTACATCACGTGGTCCAATAATAGTTAAATCTATATCATTAGCGGGTTCTGTGCCCAGTATGCTTCCATGTGTCCACAATTCATAGTCAGTCCAATCTAATTGTTTGATTGCATCTAATAAATCTTGTGTTAATTCATCTTCTAAACCTTTTACTGGTTGACTCATGCACTCATATGCACCAAATTTAATGTGTTTTATCATATAGTATTTATCTCTCTTACAACTTAACTGTTTTTTATATTTCTTATTAGATAAACATAATTACTAAATATGACTGGATATGTAACTGATCAAATTGGAGGCACTGGCTCTTATATAGAAATGTATTGGAATAGCGATGTGGTAGCTGGAGATTTTCAAGCAGGTGGCAACTTTTGGACTTGGTATAGATCACTAAATACACAAGAGTGGCTAGGACCATTTCCTATAACTGGAACTGTCTATAAAAATCGTGACAGATACACTAGATGGTATGTAGATACTAGTCAAATTCCTAATTTTAATGAACAGCATAGAGATGGATTCTATCAATTTGTTGTGACACCACCATTTGGACCTACAGATAAACCAACTCTAGGTATACAGCAACAAGGTTTAATTAAATTAATATTCGATAACGGTGGTAGTATAAACACTGAGAATTACATCTCTAACAACGAACAAAGAGAGTCGGATACATACTTTAGACCAAATTATTAATATATAATATGAGCACAAGAAACCCAGAGAGTTTATACTCTATTAAAGGACAAGCCTTTACAGCACTAGAATTACCAGTTATCTCTGAAGTAAGAGGTAAAGAATACATGAGATTCGGTGGTGATAACCTATTTCCACAAACTATTATCAGTTTATATGATACATCAGCAATTAATGCTACTTGTATCAATTCAATTAGAGATGGTATTGTTGGTGAAGGTATAACAACATATGGTAAAGAGTACATAAACACACAAGGTGAGACTATCGATGAAGTGTTTGGTAAAATAGCATTAGATTATACACTATTTGGTGGATATGCAATGAATGTTATTTGGAATAAAGAAGGTACACGTATCGCGGAAATGTATCATTTACCTTTCGCTAATGTAAGATCTGCTATTCCAGATGATGAAGATAAGATAACTTCATACTTTTACTCATCAGATTGGTCTGCTATTAGAAAATACAAACCAGTAGAATATGCATGTTTTGACCCAACTAATAATAAGAAGGACAACGCATCACAAATATACTACTGTAAAACATATCAGCCAGGTCAAGATGTCTATCCACTGCCACCGTATGTGTCAGCTATGAATGATATTCAGCTTGATGCACGTATCGCTAGATTCCACAACGCGAACATCTCTAACGGTTTATCTCCATCTATGTTCATTCAGTTCAGAAATGGTATTCCTAATCCTGAGGAAAGAGCAGACATTTATAGAGAAATAGAGAACACATTCACTGGCGAAGAGAATGCTGGTAGATTCTTCTTAGGTTTCTCTAGACCTGGTGAAGAAATGGAAGTAACACCAATAGAGTCTGCAAATGATGACTATTACTTATTAGTAGATGCTAGAACAGTTAGTAGAATTTTAACTGCACATAGAATTACATCTCCTAAATTATTAGGTGTTGTAGATGCATCTGGTTTCTCATCTAATGCAGATGAAATCATTACAGCGTACTCACACTTTATGAATACAGTTGTAAGACCAAAACAAACTAAAGTAATCGATACATTTGGTTACTTACTAAACTTATATGGCTTAAACGTAACATTAGCTGTTGAACCAGTTCCTATGATTATTGGTACTGATGCAGATGATATTGCTGTACAAGAAGACATTACAAATATAGCAAACGAATAACATGGCAAAGCAAGTACTATTAGTATCAGAACAAAGACTAAAGCAGTGGACTCAGTTAGATGACAATGTTAGACTAAATGAGATTACACCACATATCTTACAAGCACAAGATATTTACATTCAGAACCTTATAGGTACTGCATTGTATACAAGGTTAAAAGCTGGTGTTATTGCTGATGATCTAAATGCTGACGAAGATCTTTTATTAAATGATTATGTTGGAAAGACTCTAATGCAATACGCATTGTATATGATCTTACCATCAATAAAATATAAAGTAGTTAATCAAGGTATTGTTAATGGTACATCAGAAGAGACTGCACCAACTACCCTAGAAGAACTGAGATACCTCAGAGGTACAGTACTCGACACAGCAGAATTTTATGCGACAAGATTAGTAGAGTTCTTTAGAGATAACCCTGGTATGTTCCCAGAATATACAAATCCTGGTAACGATGGTATGATGCCAGATAAAACAGATCAATATTTTAGTGGTCTACAAACTAACGTACCTTTATTAAGAAATCAAAACAACCTTTGGATATATGCAGACTGCGGTACAGACTGTGACCCAGATTGTTCCTCGTGCAACTAAGCCGACACGATCTAACATCACAAAATTAAAAATATTTCTATCTAAAAATGGGAAAAGTGGACAAAATACTAAATAGTTGGTTAAGTAAAAAACTGTTTGTATTCGTTATAGCAACAGCTCTTGCACTCTTTGGTGATCTTACATCATCAGATTGGGTAATAATTGCAACTACCTACATTGGTACACAGGGTGCTATCGATGCAGTAGAGAGACTAAAACGAAACAACTAACTAATAAATTATATTTCAATATAGATGGATATACAATTAGCAACAAGAGATTACGCACTCTGTATTAGTAATGATACTATTACAGAACCAAATGGTGGAACATGGGTTTCAGCGGCAGCTCTATATTTAGGAGCAACTGAACCTGTTAATGGTAGTTGGATCCAAGCACTATGTGCACAATTAGGCATTACTACTCCAGTATATGGAAGTTGGGTAATAGCTTTAGCTAATCATTATGGAGTAACACAGCCATTAAATGGTTCATGGTGGTTTGGTATAGCTGACGAAGCTTGTAATGGTCTTTCATTAGCACCACTTGCAAACTTTACATCAGACTTTACAACTATCGAAGCAGGTGACTTAGTACAATTTACAGATACATCTACAGTCCCAGCTGGTGGCTCAGCCATTACTGATTGGCAATGGGCATTTACAGGTGGTACACCTGGTGCTTTTGTAGGTCAAACGCCTAATGCAATACAATACAATGCTGAGGGTCAATATGCAGTAAGTTTATCTGCTACTAACGCAGAAGGTACAGGTACTAAAACAGTTCCTAATTATATAAAAGTTCTCGCAGCTTTGATATGGAATACTACTGATGTCGATTGGAACTTAG